CCGTCTTCACTCCATTCCATAAATACTTTGGTATCTCTACTAAAGAAAAATGCCATATTATTTCTCCATCAATATCGAATCTCGCAGGTGATTTCTCCTACACCTAGCGGTTCGAGTACGCCTTCATCTGTATCTACTGTCATAATATTTGTTTGTACAGTAGTATGAGATGTACCTGTCGAGTCCGTGTAGGTTAAAGGATCATTATCCTCCAACACGGTTTCGACATCTTCTAACAATTCTTCGAGTGCTTCGATGACATCACTATCATCACTTACATAACATCGAACTGTTATTCTTAAAAATCTAAATCGAAAGCCGCCGCCGTCATATTCTCTTGTTTCAGCTCCCGCTCCTATATGTATAGTAGGAAACTCGTCTACTTCGTCCCAAAATTTAAGTCGTCTTTCGACTTTTGCGACTGAAGTTCTAAACGGAGCCTGTCCGTTTATTTTCTCAAGTGCTTCTGCAATTGCTTCTACAATGGCTCTACGACGCGACGAATATCTTCTTGCTGTTGTTGAATCCATTATACTCTCCTAATATGTAGGAATTTGTCCCCCATAATACTTTGAGCAATCTCTCTAATACTTTCCCCTATTATTCTTCTTGGGTCTCTATTAATACTACCTTGTGCGAATCCTGGTTCAAAAGTTTGATAAGGCATCTTCATATAGGTATAATCTATCATAGTTTTCCCTCTTGGTCCCATCATTATATTATCTACCTGAGCACTTTCTGCAAATCGTCCAGTTCTATATACTAGTGCTGGAGCTTCCATTTTTCCTGCTATAGTCTTTGCAAGAGCAGCGTTAATTAATCCTCGTAATGCTAGTGGATTTTGTCCTGCTTTTGCATTTACTTTGCTTTTTTGATGAGCTCTTGCTTTTACTGCTCCTGAAGCTGCTACTCTTTTAGCCCTTTTACTTATTTTTTTACTTTTTTTCTTTCCCCCTGCAGCAAATGAAGTTTTCTGTCTTACTTGTTTATTCATATGGGCTTTTGCCTTTGCTACAAGTTCTTTATTTATAGTTTTTCTCATGTCAAGACCACCGTCTTTGGTTGTCTTTAATTTTCTTCTATCAATTTTTCCTGCTTTAGTTAAAAGACCTTTTGACATTAAATAAGGAACTATTGCGTCCATGTCATCTTTTAAACTTGGAGACCCTTTCATAGTAAGAAGGTCTATGCCTTGAAACTTTTTATGTGATGATAGGGCTTTTGCTAATATATCATCATGTTCTCTTAGAAACTCTTTAATTCCGTTTCTATCATACTTTCTCATAGCCTTTTGGTCACCTTCTAATTCTAATTGTACCCAAAATGACCTATCTATGTTACCTTTAGTGTCCCTAAAAGACTCTAACTTATATTCTTTATTAAGTACATTTTCAAAATACTCTAAAGTTTCGGAAGTTACATCAGCTTTTTGAAAAACTTGATTAGAAGCATTACTAGATGTTTCTTTGTCATATACTGCAGATTTTATATCTTTCATTTCTCTAGATAGTCCTAATGTTGCTACTGTTCCTTGTACTTCTTCTCCTAACCAGCCTCTTTTAACTCTAACTTCTTCTCCGCCTAAATTCTGCTCAGTTTGCCCATGAGTTAATCTAGCTCTACCTCTACTGTACCCTCTCTTAAAATCAGGGTCTGATTGTAGAGACTTAACACCATGACCTTTTCCTTTAAATTTCTGTATATATTCATCTCTAACTCCAATACCGCCTACTGTTTTTCCTGGTTCTGTACCAAATTGGTCTGCCATAAACTGCCAGTTTGTTTGCTTTACTAAAGCTGCTGCACGAGAATCTTTTTCTACCGTTCCTTCACCAAATAAATCATTAACTTTTACGCCTTCTCCTCTACGAACATCAATTTCTCCTGCTTCAAAATAAAATTTTATATCTTTACCTCCAGGTAAGAAAGTAAACCATTTACCTCTAGCTTTGAAGTTAGGCATTCTATGACTACCTGCCTGGGCTCCTGCAATTGCTGCTTCAAATTCTTTGGCTTTTTCTCTTAATTTTTTAGTCCACACTGCTGTACTAGTTATTTTTTCTGCATGTTTTCTGCATAGTGTTTTAGCTAGTTTCGCGTCCCACGGTATAGTAGTAGTTCCTGTTCTATCTTGTTCTAACTCCGCACTCTTACTTATAACTCTTTTTAATTCTTCAAATAGAGCTCTTTCAACATCACTAACTTTTATATGAAAAGTGTGCTTCATTTGTTGGTCAATAAATCTTCTGTTTCTCTGATAAAATGCGTCATCAAGCATATCTTCAAAAGCCTCTCTAATTGACTCTATCATATTACCACCCTATATAAATCAAGTACTCTTTTTATATGGTCTGGAAAGTCAGTATTATCTCTAACTCCAGAAGTTCCTTGGTTTTGCATAGTAGCGCCACCTAGAGTTTTTCTTTCTTTATGTTCATCTTTTAAATAGTAATTTACTAAATCATAGAGAGCGAGTTTTAAATCATTAGGTGTAGATGAATACCCTGCTTTATAAGTAATTCTCACTGCTCCCATTCCTTTTGCCCAATTTGAGGGTTCTCCATTTTTTGTTGTTCTTATAATGGAGTCCGACTCAGTATCGGCAAAATACTCATAATTAGTTGTAAGTAATTCTTTATACTCTTCTGAATAAGCTGTTCTTTCTTCTACTTTGTTCACTGAAACTAAAGGACTTTCACTCATTATTACGGTACTAGTATAGTTGTCTGTGATATTAAAAGTTTCCACTTTATTCGTAGAGTAATAATCAATAAATGTTATGCCGCAGTACTTCTTAGCTAAATCACTAACTAAAGGTATAAGGACATTTAGACGGTCATCATCTTTCTCGCCTCTTAGTCCTTCTGCGTCTTTGAATTCATTTACTGTTATTAAATCTGCCATAATCTTAAAAAGTGTGGGGATTTAGGTCTCCCCACAAAACCATATTAAGCCAATAATTAGCTAGCCTTATACATGTAAGCCCACTTAGATGTAGCTCCGTCGATTAAATCGAGGAATCCAATTCTTTGAGATGCAACAAGCACTCTTCTTTGGTTTGCTACTTCGTAGTCTGATTCAACAGTCATACCTCTAAGTCTAGGTACTACATAGTTTCTTGGGTTAACAGCGATTGCTGCAAACTTACTAACTGCAGGTGTAGCAAATTCGTCACATAATAGTACTCTTGAACCGAATACTTGACCAATTTCACCTTTCAGTTTAGTTGCCATGTCGCCAACTAAGTTAGCATCTTGGAACTCAGAATCTTCTAGTAAGTTATAGTAAACTGTTTGTGAAACAATATAAACTACTTCACTTGGGTTTACACCATATTTACCCATGTTCTTTCTCAACGCTAATAATTCAGCTGCTGTAACAGTATCACTTGCAAATGCAGTTGATGACTGTGTATAGTCTGAATCATTTCTTGCTAAGTGTAAAAGACCTTCAAAAGAAGCTCCGCCAGTACCGAAGGCACCATCAGCGTCATCACCAGCTAGGATAGCATTTTCTACTGCTCTAGCATGTGAACGAATCATGGATTCTCTAATTAAAGGTAGAATCGGCATGATTGCATCTTCTTCAGTCTCGTTACCTAAGTAAGATTGTGAGATAAGTTTTTTGGTTGAAAGAGTTCTTTCAGTAAGGTCTATACCACCATATGCTGAGCCATAAGTGTCACCTCTCTCGGCTAAGTTACCGTGAGGGCTAGAACCTGTAGCTGTTTGGTTGCCAGTAAACTCGGCATAACCACTATCTGGTAGGATAGGAATTATCATATTAGCTGCATTCATAGGAATTTCTCTAAATAGAGGTGCTAATACTAACTCATTCTGAATGTCTCTTTCAATGTTAGTTGAAACAACTTGCTCAAAGTCTGCTGAAGAAACGCCAACACCTGAATGTGCGTTAACTTTTTCCATTACACCTTTAGCATAGTCAGTATCCCAACCTTTACCAGTTGCAAGACCAGCAAATTTTGCGTCAACTATATCGTTTTCGAAAGCTTTCTTCCAGTCACCTTGACCCTGTCTGTCTGAGAAAATTCTTTTTGATTCTCTGATATTCATGATTTCTTCAGATTTTTCCACTAGTTGAGCTTCTAACTCTTTAACTACTGTCTCTAAATCTTCATGTTTCTCATTGACTCTTTTCTCAACATCTTCTACGAGTCTTTCGGCGCCTGATAATCCAACTTGAACGATTTTCTTCTGTTCTTCCTGTTTAGCTTCTTGAGCAGCCTTTTCTTCAGCTTCTACTTCTGCTGCTTTTTCAGCGGCTTCAGCTTCTACTTTTTCTTGTGCTGCTTTTTGCTCTGCTTGTTTCATAGCAATAGAAGTTGCAGTTTTTTCCGCTACATCTTTCGCAAATGATTCTAAGTCAAAGCTTTCTGCTTCAGGAGATAGTTTTTCTTCTGACATATCAGTCTCCATTAATGAGGACTTCTCCTCGCTTGGCTGCTCAATTTTAACAGCGTCTGCTGCTGCAGTTGAGTTAGCCTTTACAAATTCACGCTTGAATTGATTGTATTCTTCCATACTATCAAATGACTTTGCTACAGAGAAAGTTGCTCCCTGATTGCAAGGTACTGATACTACAGATACTTCAAATAATTCTGCGTCCTTGATTTTATATCCGTCAGTTTCTTTCATATAATCAGCGTCCTTGACCTTGAAACCAACGGAAAAGGCTCCAAGAACGCCATCTTTAATTAAGTCGGTTACTTCACCAGCAGCTTTAGATATACGCGCTGTAATATCTAGTCCGCCTTCTGTAACCTCTAAATCTTTTGCTCTACCTATAGGTCTGTCATAATTATGATTGAACAAAATAATTGGATTATTTTTAAAGTTATTTAATCCGCCTGATTTTGTCCAAGCATCTGGTTCTATTATATCTCCAGCTCTATCTAGTGCATTTGTACTTGCAGAACCTTTAATATCTAGTCCACCATCATCAGTTTCTATAGATTTAAAAGTATTAGTCCAGTGAAAAATTTTCTCACTCATCTTCTTTTACCTCTTTCTTTGCCTTTTTAGCAGCTTTAGGTGTGGCTTTCGCCTTAACCTTTGGCTCTACGACAGGCGCTAGTGAAATAGGATATCTAGCCTTCATTACTGACATAACTCTGTTCCAAGAACCAAATGCTCTTCTAAGCATATAGTCTTTAACAGGTACATCATTTCCGAAAGCCTTGTATTCGGCTAGTGTCATTCGTTCCACATCTTTTGATGCTACAAACTCGGACAAAGCCTTTGCCATCATATCTTTTGTCATTATTCTTCCTCGCTTGGCGGCGTTTCTGTTGGCCTGCCGCCTTCTTCGGGATTTGCGCTTGAACCTGCGATATTCGCAGGAACTCTCGGTGTATCAAATCCATCGATTGATTCAAGTCTCAATGCCTCCCTTGCTTCATTCGGTGACATAATCCCTGTATTTACAAGTGTTGCATAGTAACTTGCCTGGTCTCTTAACTCTGGCTGTAATGCAGGTATTCCTGATACATTCTCATCAAGTTTGAAACCGAAATATCTCTCGAAAGCATACGCTATTTTGTTTATTATAGGTAGTATGGTTTCTAAATAGTAAAGTCGATGGTTTGGTCTAATGTTTGCATTATTACCACCGTCCAATAAAATTGGTGGAATACCTAACGCTTTAAGTATGATTTTCTCATTGGCTGCAATGCCTTCTTGGAAATCTAAGTTCTTAAAGTTAATTTCTGTTAAGTTTTCAACCTCTAAACCACCGTCTAAAAACAATGGTCGTCTTCCACCTGATTGTGGGTTGTATCTAGCGACCCAAGCCTGTAACATTCTTTCTTTAATTTTCTCAGAAAGTGTATTAGGCGATTTTAAAACCAGTCCAGGAACTGCTCCATTTTTAAAGAAATTATCTTGGAATCTTCTCATACTTCCAAGCAATTGCATTGTTCTAAATGCAGGTTTGAGTCTTGGAACTCCACGATAAATGGAGTTAAAACTATTTTCTTTAATATGGATAATTTCTGACGGTTTATAATCTATACTTGAATCATATTGATACTTTTCTACATAAGTATCTTCATCAGTATAGATGGTCATATGTTGGGCGGGAAGATGGTATAAATGTCTACCATCAAAATAGATAAATATATTACCGTCTATTAATAAGTCGATAATAAGATTCCTTTTAAAAGCGTTTATATCTTGAAAAGGATTTGGCTCTTTATTTAGTAGTAATTCGACTCTAGTTCTTCTTAAATCCTTCATAATAGGACTCATTCCTAGAATCTTTTCGCCTACATCAAAAGGTATCTCCGCCACATCGTCCACTATCATGTTAACTGCGCGGTTTACTACCTCTAATTGTTCGTAAGCATTTCTGTAGTTTGTTACTACTTCACGGGTATTGATTGTAATACCTTCATCTCTAGAAATAAGATACTGAGAGGGATTTTCTTTTTCCTCTCTATCTATTCCTAAAAATCTATCATACCATGCCATGTTTTTCTCTCTGTATTCTTACCCAATTCTCTTGTTTCTTTGCTGTTACGAGTCTTGGGCGTTTTCCATAAATGCTATGCAACCTTAAATGATGCATATGACAAAGTGTAACAGCATGGTCATAAACTTTCTCATATTCGTCTTCAATGAATTGCTCACGAAGACCTAATATATCTTGTTCAGTATCTACGGTTAATTTATTCTTTTTTAACCATGTTTCTAACAACTCGGTTAATCCATAAAAGTGATGAAAATCTAGCTTTTCTGTTGCTCCACAGATAAAACATTCCGTCCCTTTTTTATATTGGGACTTAGCCTTATCTCGAACATACTTAACTAAATCTCTCTTTAATGTCATAAACCTACTTCTATATAAGAATTGTAACAAATTTTTAAGTTCAAGTCAAGAACTATTTTTTGAAGGGGTAGACTAGAAAGTAACAGCACTTGTTTCGAACGAATATAACGCATAACGAAGGGCATCTGCCATGTGCGATGCATAGTTATGTTTGGGTTTTTCTTTTAATAAATTAGGGTTGGGGTCCCACTGATATTGGTCAAGGCAAATTAAACTTTCAGCGCATTTCTGATGAACGATTAATTTATCATTATCTATAATACCCCCTACATGTCCAATACCATCTAGTACAGATTTCTTTGCGTTAAGAGTACTAATATCATAATTCTGTGCAAAGTCAAATCTGGTTTGTTGAGCTGCCGAATCAATATAAATATAATCAATATCCCATTTATCAATTAATTTTCTAATCTCTATTGCGTGTTGCTCGGTAGTTCGTTCTGAATTAAGGTACTCGTCTAGAAGATAAAATACTTCTTTATCCCAATCGTACCCTATTACACAAAATGCTGTTGGGTCTTTGTACCCTACATCCATTCCTGCAAAAACATCCATTTTGCTAGTTTCTATTTCGGATAAGTCTGCTATACATTCTTCGTGATTAAATGCCCATACTTGTCCTTCATAAACATTAAAGTCTGCCATATATTCCTGATTGAATTCTGCTTCTGACATAGTTTTCTTTGCTTCTGCAATATCAGTCTCGGAAAGTCTTGGGTTTTCATGGTAGGTTGCTCGAACAGATGCCCACTCTGGATATTCTCCTGAGAAGCCTCTTTGCCAAAATTCAGCAAACCAATTATTTCTACCTCGTGGAGTAGATATAAAAAGTGCTTTTGAATTTTCTTTATCTAGGGTCGGACGGAGAGCCACATTGAAAGCATCTTTTCCGTCCACCAACGCAGCTTCGTCAAAGATGATGAGATCATAGGATCGGCCCACAACAGAATCGACCTGATTAACCGAGCCCATGCGGATTGTAGAGTGGTTCGAAAGTTCAATAACTTTATCTTTAGCATTGTCTCTTAATACCTCTAAATCAAAATGCTTAATCAGTTGTCTTTGTAAATCAAATGATATTTGTGAAAGTGAGTAATTTGGTGACATCAGTAGTACATTACAGTTGGGAACTAGAGTGACTAACTGACCTATTATATTTGCTATATAAGTTTTTCCTTGTCTTCTGGAAACGGCGGCAGTAATAAAACGATATTTAGGGTTATTTATTGCGTTTATAATCGCATTCTGGCTAGTATTAGGATTAATGCCTAATAAATCCATATAACCTTCGATGGGGAGTTTGATGAATCTTCTGTCATCAAATTTCATTAATCCATCGGATAAAATATCCTTTCTGCTAACTTCTATACTCAATGGATTATCTCTTTTTTAAATAAAAATTCTTCTCCCTCAGAGTCCAGCATACCTTTCTCCTGAGCCTTATTGTGTAAATAACAATATGTTGCAGCCAGTTGTTTTAAGCTCTCCTCAGTATCTGTCAAAGGTCTTTTTTCTTCCGAATCTATTAACTTTGCCAGGAAGGTGAGTGCATGAGTCATACTCTCATCAAGCCATAATTGTCTGCCGTCTTTATATTCCATAAATCTATACTCTTGTGTTTATAGGTGAAAGTAATACATTTGCATTACTCGCATATATTTTATCAGTAGCGCCTTTTACTATAATTCCACTATCAGTTCCATTTACTCTGATTGAACCGATAACGGTATCATCAGAGTTAGTAACTGTTATAGTGTAATTAGTACCAGATGTAGCATTTACATACCAACGAACTTCAGAGGCTCCTTCAATTGTTGAAGAATCTCCTGTTCCAGTACCTGCAGCTCTATTTTCGCCTTCGATTTTATATCTCATTTTAATATCCTCTACGCTTTTCGCGTCTTTTCCTGCGTTTCTGTGCTTTACGCCATTTGATTGCTCTTAGTCGGCGCTTAGCAGCTTTCTTAGTCTTAGAAACTCCAGAAGTATTGCTAATTTTCCAACCTTTTTTAGTTTTATTGATTGGCATTTTTAGTTCTCATAGAGCATTTTATTAATTTGCTCCTCTCTAAAACTACATCTATTCATAGTAGTGTAGTCTTTTAATTTTGTTAATTTACGGAGATGACTTCTACGCTCGTATATTAAATGGGCTACCGCTCGCTCTATCGCTTGTAACTCCGCTGAAAGTTCAAACTTTTCGAATATTCTTGCGCTAGTTAAAGCGGTAGTCTTCATTTATTTATCCTTTGCTTTACCTACATTTAAGGCAAACCAGTCTAGGACTTTGTACATTTTCTTGACAATGCCGTCATCAACTGGTGTAGGAGTAAGGGCTGCTATAAGGGAGCATCCCATTACTAACCAAGGGATTACTGTTAACCACCTGATTATCCACTCGAAGAATTCTAACATAGTTATCTCCATCTTGCCACAGTCCGTGGCGCTTTGCCTAATTCCAGATTAAAGATTCATCTAGAAGTACGCTACCAACAAACCAGGGCAATCTTAGTAAATCCTGTTCAAAAACTTGCATAGCAGTTACTAAGGTTCCATTCATAACAAGTCGGTAAACTTTCTTAGTCGAGTAATCAATAAATGTAAGACCCCCGAATTTTCCCTGATTATTTTCGAATTGTTTAATCATGTTTAAGTCTTTAGCGACTACAGTTAGTAAAGCACTATCTGGTGCCCAACTAAAGGTTTTATCTCTATCCTGCCAATCTCCTGTGCCATTAAATGCAAAGTTTTCGTCTGTAAAATTAACAGTAAGAGTACCAACATGACAATACGCAATAAAACTCTCCATACCCCAATTATGATTATATCTAGTTCTGACAGTTTCGGGCTTTGGAGCCTTAGCTACAGTACCTCTTATACTCTTATAATAAAAGTATGCTTGAGTAGGTGTTCTATTCATTCTGCTTTTTGTGGTTTGAAATTATCAATTTCCTTAGCGGCTTTATTCTCCGCTTTTATAAACTTATCTTTTATATCGACTTTGCCGTCTCTATTTAGGTCTTTGCCAGTCAATATATTCCATAATTTTCTTAATTTTTCCATAATTTTTTCCTGTAAGGGTGGGTAGTGCGGGACCCCGAGTTATTTTCCGTGTCATGAAATATCTTCATGCTCTTGTGCTTAGTATTAGGTCACCGACTACCCGAAACTTAATCTGTAAGACCACCTCCTTAACTAAATCCAGCGAACTGGGTCGTCTGGACACTCTGCCCACCTTAATTTAGTTTTGAGGGGCATAAAACAGTTACAAATTCTGCATGTCTTCCAAAATTTATTATAATGGGGACACTTCTTACAAATCTTTAACCTTTCTTCGTGAGAAAGCTTTTGCTTCATCTTAAAGATTTAGGTAATTTTTGTCGTTTCATGCGCTGTAGCCTCTTTTTTCGAGCTAATTGTATTTTTACTCGTTTACTAAGAGGAGTTTCCTCTTTTGTATCCTCTACAGCCTCTCTCAATGCTGTTTCAATAGCTTTATTTGGTAATTTTCTTTCCTTTTTCTTAGCCATTGATAAAGTCCATTGCTTCTTCTTTACTTGGGAATGTATTTTTTAAGCCTTCTGGGGATACAGTCCACCAAAAACCTCTTTTTTCAAACATTTCCCAACCTTCTGGTATACTATTTCCCTTAACTTTAGGGGACTTAGTAATGTCTTTCTTCTCGTAGTTTGCTTCCATTGTTTTCTCCTAGCTATGCATCTGCCACATGGCAATAATGATGCCTGCTCCGCCGACGATTACTGCTCCGGCGGCTGATATTAAAATTGTTTCGATTCTTGATATGCTTTCATCAATACTGTCAAAACGGTTAAATGCAGTTTTCCATCGCTCCGCGCAAACAGCCTCATGTTTCGCTAAATCTGTTGCCACCTTGTCGGCGTCCATTTGTTTTCCTCTCTCTTTTTACTTTGTGAAGTTATCACTATGCATAAATTATATCAAAGTCTGGACCGAATGTCAAGTACTATTTTCGTATGGTATAGATTTTGACAGGTTCAGACTTACCTTTTACAGTTACCTCGTCTAAAAAGTCGTAGTCATAACCATCAACTAAACTGTACTCAGAAATAATTAATCCTGTATCGTACTCTTTACAACTGCTCTCTAGCCTAGCAGCCAAATTGACGCTATCACCAAGCACACTGTAATCGAAACGACTATTACTACCAAAGTTTCCGACGACACAGAGTCCGGTATTGATACCTGCACCTGTGTGAATCTCGTCCAGTCCTTCTTCTTTAAGTTTTTCATTTAATTCCTCCAACGATTCCCTCATTTCTAGAACCGCTTTAGTTGCATTCTCTTTATGATTCTCATCTTCAAGAGGCGCGCCCCAAAACGCCATAATACAGTCTCCCATATATTTATCTATTGTACCCCCGTGTTTCATAATTATCTCAGTCTGATTAGTTAAAAAACGATTAATCAGATTAGTAAGTCCTTGTGGATTCTTCTGGTATTTTTCAGAGATGGGGGTAAATCCTCGTATGTCAGAAAATAAGAAAGTTAGTTGTTTCGTCGACCCACCCAATTCAAGTAAATTTGGGTTTTTTTGTAATTTTTCAACCAAGTCCCTAGATACATATGTCCCAAATTGTTGTTTAATTTGTAAACGCATGAAATACTGCTGGAGAAAATTCCTGAAAGTTACAATACTCCAAAACAAAATCGAGATGATTACGATTCCAGAGATGTCCAATAAATAGGAAGATTGATAAGCATACCAGGTACCATAAGATAGTCCACCAATAATTGCTAATAGAGTAGGTAAACTAACATATATCCAACCTGCAGTAATTAGAATAAGGAGCAAAGCCAGGACTGCAGCTCCTAGCTCCGCTGAAACAGCCCAATCTGGTGTAGAAGGGGCTGTACCTTCTATAAGGTTATGTAGTACATTCGCCTGTATCTCATGAGGATATTTTGGTCCTGCAGGTGTCGGTACTGGGTTAACTACTCCCTCTGCTGTTACTCCTATTATAATAAAAGGAGCTTCAATAGGGTTTCTTAAAAATTCTGCTGCTGTTTGTTTGTAGAACTTTGTATTCCAGTTAAGATATATTCTCCCATTTGGGTCTGTATTCATTTCTGGATATGCTGGTACTCTAACCCATTCTACTCCTGTTTCATTAGTACGAATTTGATAACTAATATCATCTACTGCAAGTCTAAGCATTTCTAGTGCAAAACTTGGATATAGTTTATCTTGAACATTAACTACTAGAGGTATTCTTCTGGTTACTCCATCGATTTCGGGACTTGCTGTAATTAATCCAACCCCATCAGCTGTTGTAGAGAGCATGGGTTCTTGTTTTAAAAGTCCAGGATAGTTAAAAAGCCACGGAAGTGGGTCTTCTCCAATTTGGGCAGTCCCTATGTGAGGGCCTTGTGTAGTTACTTGACTTGAAGCTGCGTATGCAAGTACTGCTTTTCTTTCCATAAAAGCATCTGCTAATTCAATATCGTTTTCAGCTCCTCGAATGTCTGGATTAGGCATTAGTACCGTAATACCTGAAACCCCGTGTGTCCTTTCTACTAGAGTTGCATATAATTCTCTAGGTAATGGATATCCGTTATATGCATCAATGATTTCCTCATCTAAATCAATGATTAAGATATTCTCGTTTTGAACTTCCTCAGTATTCATTATTAAATAATCAAATACTTTTAATTCTAGTATTTTAAAAGGATAGGGATTCCAGGCCAGTAATAAAACGAAGCCTATTGCTAGTAGTGCGTTAGTTAGTGTTTTCAATTAATTTCCTTGTGTTACAGTAATATTACAACCGCCAGTAGTTATACAGTTCTGGCTTAGTGTGTAGTTTTGAGTAGTGTTTCCTCTTTGTAATAAGTCTAAAATAGTCGGCTGACTACCATTAAGTGTGATGGTGGCATTGTGTTCGCCATTGTTTTTCTGACTAATACTGACTTCATTGTCGTCATTATAAATATAAAGTGTTAATTCTTTGTCTCCGTTCTGCATTTGCTTTACAAAAACATCATTATTATCTGCATATATAAACGCTTTAATACTGTGGTTTATAGAACTGCTATCTTGTTTTTGACTTCCTTTGAATTCATTATCATCTCCATGAATATCTAACTGTACGAAGTTTCCCCCAGGCTCAGTTCCATCATAATTCCAATTTGGAGTTAAACTATTACCATTTTCATATCCTTGACCAAAAACAACCTTATTTTCGTCTCCCCAAACATGCATTTGGAAGTCGTTTTCATTACAACTAGAAGCAGAGCATTTTTGTTTAATTGTCAGTTCATTACCTAAACCATCTACATCACCACCCCAATTATAACCAGACCCCCATATATCAGTATACCCAATATAATTATTATTTCCATATTGGAATAAATCTAAAGTATTATCATCATGATTGAAGGAGAATCTTATTAAATTATTATGTCCTACTTGGTCAATTTCAAGACTAAAATTGTCTCCACTTTGTACTTGGTCAATATGTACATGGTTATCGTCTGCTTGTAGCTGTTCGCCAAAAACGAATATTACTACAATAAATAATATTAAAGCACTTTTTAAAAATTTAATCATTATGTTATCCAACAGACTGGGTATACACACCAATAAGGATTAGCAAATCCTAAAAACCATAGAATTAGTATCCATAGCGGTATCTGTATCCAAGTCTTCCCTTTAGACCACTCTCTAAATCTTAGAGCATATGGAGCTAGTTTATTAAATAATTTTATTACCATTTTACTTTATTTGCCCAATAAGCTGCGGACATTTTTCCTTTCTTTATGTTCTTTGCGTGACGAGCCTTAAATGAGGCTCTACGCTTTTTCTGGGCGGCTGATTTAGGAGACTTTCCTGCTCCCTTGACTCCTTGTTGTCCAAATCTAATAGTCTTTGTTCTTTTGCCTACTTTTGCGACTACTACATGAGATTTAGTTTTATGTTTTGGAGTTCTTTTTGGTTTATTATATCCAGATACTCCAGCTCTCTTAAGTTTACCGTTTCTTTTCTTTCTAGCTCTTTTTCTTGCCATGTTTCTTTCCCCTTTTCTTCTTAGGTCGTCCTCGACGCTTTCCATATGTTCCTTTACCTTTTGGCATATTTCCTCCTAATTAGTCTGTCGTATGATTATACTAATAGACTCTCCATCACCTGTTGTGATTATACTTTCTTTTTCATCAGTTATAGTCTGAATTCGAGCATTGGCATCTATAGGCAGTTTAATACTGATTATACCAGTAACTTGTCTATAAAACCAAATTTGTCCACTATCATCAATTATAGTATTATATTGAGTTTGTGGGTCAAGTCCTGGTTTTGTTCCTTCAATAGAAACTTGTTCAAAACCACCACTATCTCTGTTTCTATCAAGTAAGTCTGATTCCTCTATGATTTCTAGTAAGTCTTGTAAAAAGTCTACATCTAATAAATCAATGTCTAATTCTGAGAAACTCCAATCTTTATCTTCTTCTAAGTAATCAGTTTCTAATTCATTAAATTCTAGAAAATCTGCAGTTAGTATATTACTTGCACTATTTTCAGTTCTTACTTCCTCTACTGCTGTTTGTATTTCTGCTGGAGGAGATACAATAAATAAGTTATCAATTTGTGCTACAGTAACATCAGTTAATTGTACAGGTTTTACAGGGGGACTTGATATAGTTGATACCATAGTAGCCTGAAACGCCTGATTTAAAGTAACTGTACCGCCTTCATTTGTTACTGTTATCTCTCCAGAAGCGTCTCCATTTGCATCAGGTAAGAGAATTATTAGTGACCTTCCTAATTCATCAATTGTAGTAGTAAAGTCTGTTCCTCTAATTCCTATTTGTGCAGTAGGAGTTTCGATAGTAATATTTGCTTTGTTCATGTTAGCAGACATACCAGAGGTAAATCGTGCTGTTCCCATAGCAAACTTCATTACCATCTTTGATTTAGATGGATTAGGGTCATAAATTACTTCGTCAATTAAAACCCTGCTATGTTCGGTTAAACGGAGATTTGAGTCATCAAGAAATTCTACTTTCATTCGTCCGTTGCCTGTGTTAAGCAAGTCATATAATAATACATCTTGGTCAACTGCGGCAACGAACTCCTGATTATTTCGTGTAAGTGCGCCTTTACCCGTCTGTTCCGTAATATCACCAATAGGATTGGCTAATGCTAAACTAGGTACTAGACTAATCGCTAGTATCTTTTTGATTAATTGTAATCGTCGCATCATCTGAAGTAATATCAAGATTAATCACACCTGAACAAGAAGTAACACCCTGAGGGCAGCTTCCTGACTGCTGTATAATATCAATATCTGCATCGTCCCCGTTAAACTCTGCTATTAGGATTTGGTCCTCATCTTTTTGTTGAGTATTAATGTTATTACCGTCACCAGTAATATCCCATTCCCATTTAACACTATCTGCATCTACTAATGTAGTAAATATATTAGTACCTCCAGTAAGAGTTAAATCATAGTTAAAGCTTTCGGAAGATTGGTTATACCCCAAATCAAAGTCCCACTCATTTGAATCCCCTGTAACATCTAAATCTAAGTCCAGACTATCTGCAGAGCCAGTATATCCAATGTTCCAATCAAATATGTTACTGTCCCCTGTAAATACCATGTCTATATTAGCTGAGTCTAATACGATAGGTCCAAATAATTGGTTACTATTTCCTATTTGGTCTAAATTAAAGGTTATGTCACTACCTGTGATTTCCATATCAGTAGCACAAGCTCCTGATGCAATAGTTCCACAAAATTTGTTTCCATAACCTATCTGGTCAATTGTCAAAGTCAAAGTATCACCCTCTTGTTCAAGAAAAATCTCGTTATCGGTTGATTGTGCGAAAATTGACACAGAAAGGAAAAGTGCAAATATAGTTAAATATTTATTCACTATTTTCTCCCTTATGCTCTTGGATATTCCAAAAGCCTCTTTCGTCACCTTGATAAATAAAGGCGACAACTGCAGCTTCAATCGCTGCACGGGTTGCAACAGTAACGCTTTCGTTCTCCGCAACTCCGTCTTCTATTTCTACTAGTTGAGTATCCATATCGACAAATTTAAATACATCGAAACCTCCACCAACTGATAGAATAGTCTTCTTGGCCTGAACATTTAACAAAATTTCTCCTGTTAAAGTGCTTATGCCCCTTAGACTTACTGTGACCACATCTCGTCTATATTGAGTTGACCTGCCCACCCCTAAAGTCCTTGCTCCTCGTCCGCCAGATTCTATATTAGAGTCATATCCTATGATACCACCTTCTATAATTATTCCTGCGAAGAGTAGTGGCTGTATGCCTTTGTTCTCTGTTTCATCGCTTTCCTCTCTAGTACTTCTAACAATTTGTCTTTCTCGTACTAGATGGTCTATTTGAGCTCTTTCAACTACACGGAACCATGTTCCATTTCCTGCAGTTTTTAAAGCATCAATAAGTAATTCTGTTCCACCTTGGGTTACTGCAGTACTAAAGTCTGCTAAATTATCTCTACGCTTTCTTTGTCCAGTTAAATCATTAAATCCATAAACTGCAACTATTGGCATTTTTTCCGCTGGGGGTAAATTTAATAGTCTTTCGTAAGTAGGAAGTTCAACTATCTCTGGTCCTTCAACACAGGTAAATGGAATTGCCTTTTCAACCATAGTTTTTACATCAACTATGTCAGGGTCACAATTAGTGTCGTCCCTATCCATTCTAGGAACGCTTGCACACCCCGCTATTAAAAATACTAGCAAAATGGCTAGTAGCCTCATTAGAATCCTCCAGTACCGATTGGGATTGTGATTACTGTTTCACTTCCCTCGCTGTCAGTTATAGTCATGATTATAACTTCTACACATACTCCATCTTCCCCGCATTGCTCGGTTCTTTGATAGGTAATAGTATTCCCTTCTAGGGTAAATGAGCCTGAATAACTAGACTCTTCATTTCCGAACATATTATCTACTAATTGTTTTGATAATTGTGCGTATATTCTTGATTCTAAGTTTCGAATGAACTTAGCTAAAGTTGTATTTTCTAATGCTCTCTGTTCAGCTTTTAGTGCTGCTTCGATGTCATCTTGTAATTTATCTCGTCTTGATTTTTCTTGGTTTTCAATCGTTAAATAGTGAGCAGAAGTACCTACTCCACTAAAAGACGGATTTTTGAATTCGTGTGTAATTTCGTCGCTTAAGACTAATGGTGTAAAGAAGAAGATAATTGCTATCCATCTACTTGTCTCTTTTCTTTTCATTTTCTTTCATCTGTAAAACGGTGTTTACCTTTTGCTGTAAACGAATCATATCGTTGTCGAGCATTCGTATCTGGTCGATTAGTTTTATCAGTGTTAAATGCATGCTTTTAATTGTCGGTCCAATTACTTTTGTAAATGTGTACCATACATAGTAAACAAAATACCCCAATCCCACCATAGCAACAATCGGAAATCCAAACTGTTGTATGGCATCAATCACGCCTGACATCTAACCTACCGTCCTCGATAAAATTTTCAGCTCTCGCAATTCTGTCTAAATCTGGTGTAAGTTCGAGAGCTGCGCTTACACTAGTGTCTAATCTAATTATGTCATTGTTCATAGTTTTCACACGAGTGATAAGACTATTCGCAAATCCTTCAAGTGTCTTTACTTGCCCAACTACTCCACTCATTATTTGCTTCATAATTGTAAAAATAAAAACACCTGCTACCAGGGCTCCAGCTATAGGGGCACCTACTTGTGCTATTAAGTTCCAAATATCCATTAGAATCCTACACTGACACCACAGCCACAGCTTGCCTGTTCTTGTGGATTAATAAACTTAAACTGTTCATTAACTCCATCAACAACCCAATCTATTGTCATACCTTGTATATAAGGGCCTGACACCGGGTCTATATTAAATTTAATTTCGCCATAATCGATAACAAAATCATTTTCTTTTGGTTCTTTACAGTAGTCAAATATATACTCATATCCAGCACAGCCACCGCCAGTTAATCCTATTCTAAAAGCATAGGTTTTCTCACGGGAGGCTCTTTCTACTAATTTGGAATAAGCTTCATTTGTTACTTCAATCATTCTGTTTTCGTTCCCAATCAAGTATTGCTTCTCTTATAGCTGATTCAGCTAGTACTGAGCAGTGCAATTTAATTGGAGGCAATTGCAATGCTTCTGCAATTTCTTTGTCTTTTATTTCTCTAGCCTCTGCTAAAGTTCTGCCTTTTAGCATATCGACGAACATTGTGGAACTCGCGATTGCTGAACCACAACCATATGTTTTGAACTTAACATCTTCTATAATTTCGTCTTTGTTAAGTTTAATCTGAAGTCTCATGACATCACCACACGCTGGTGCTCCTACTTGTCCAGTAGCTACAGCGGGGTCTTTAGGGTCAAATCTACCTACGGAAAATTGTCCGGGAGCGTTTAGTACTTCTTCGAATCTTTTTACGACCTCTTTGCTATATGCCATTAAACCTTCTTAATTCCTAGGACATAGTTCTCAGCAGCACTTTCTGCATAGTCTTCACTATGTCCGATATATTTCTCTTCTCCGATTTTTTCGCCATGTTTATTGTAAAATATTGCTCCAAAATCTCCTTTGTCTATAAATGTTTCTGCGACTAAGTCTCCTTCTCTAAAGCTGCTAAGTATTGTCATTCTTCTTTTAGTAATTTTTCCATGAGTTTGCCATAATTACCTTGTCCAAAAGGTAACTCTGAATTAATCTGGACATTATTCATGGTTTTAACATTAACCCCTTTAGCTTTTTCTAATTCAGCCATAGCCTTAATCTCGTCCATACGCATCTTATGTGCTAGTGCATATAAGTCTGCCAGGTCTTTATTAGTGTATATTTGACTTTCTTCTGCTTCTTCTAATTTCTTGTCAATAATTTCATCGAGTGCAGCAGATAGTTTAAATCTGTTACGATAACCAGTATCTAAATAAACCTGGTCTATGTACGCTTTGATTTCCCGTTTTCCTAAGTATTCTTGTACGGTATTTTCGTCAACACCCATCTTCGTGCATACCGCTGGGATATTCCCTAGTTCCAAATATGCGTTGGCTATTTCTAATCCTTCGGGACTCATTTTTGTCGCAATTTCATTCTTCATATGTGAATTATATCAAATTTTATATCTGATGTCAAGAATTATTTTTGAATGCATCGTCACGATGCCGTAGACTGCGTCTATTTCGATTCGCGATTTTTCAAAAAGTTTTACGCGTGAGGGGGCAAATTTTAGCGAGAGAAACAAGGTCTATTAACCCCCCCTTTTCCATTCATACTTTTTTTATTTTGTCAAGGTATTAATTCAATGTTCCATGTGGAACACTCTAAACATTTGTGTATTGTTTAGAAAAAGATTATAATTATATTATGGAAAACAAAAAAGGAATGAAAATGAAATTACTAGAAGAAAGAAAATTGATTTTAACTGAATGGGATAATTCAGAAGAAAGCCAAGAAAACTATTTCAAGGCAATAGCTGAATTAAAGAAAGAGAATATTCCATTTAAAATTGTTAAGAGAAGAATGATTACAGAATATGCCAAGAAATTATATTTTACTTATTCGATCATTTTAGACACGATTTTAATATTGGGAATTATTGTAGCTTTCCTTAATCTTGAAAAATTAATTAAGGTGTTTTCATAATGGGTATTGAATGGGATTTACTAATTGGAATAATCGCTTTCAATACCTTAATTCTATATTTAATTTGGGGGGCAAGATGATAACAAGACTTTACAATCCTAATCCTATAATCGCTATCTATGATTTAGATAACACAATCATTGATAGCGAACATAGGCAACTTTCAAATGATGATGGCTCAATCAATCTTGAACATTGGTTTGAGAATTGCACAGAAGAAAAAATAAATAAAGATACATTACTGCCTTTATATAATAAATTGGTTAAGCAATATAAAGAGGGCAACACAATCATTCTATGCACAGCTAGAAACATGGGTAAATATGATTATGAATATCTTTATAAAAATAATATTTGGCACGATAAAATCATATCAAGACCTAAAGACTGCACAACTAAAGATTATATTTTAAAGGCACAACAATTAAAATATCTATTCAATCTAAAACAATATGCCAAGATACAAAAAGAATTTTATGACGATAATACCGATAACCTAAAAGCATTATTCAAATTAGGGGCAAAGGTATTCAATGCCATAGAATTAAATGAGGAAATGAAATGAATGAATTAGAAATACAACAGGCACGACTAAACCGAATATTAAAAAAGGATTTTGGAAAGGTTGCCGTTATCCTAGAGGGTAGAGATACTGCTGGAAAAACAGGAACAATCAGAACGCTAACACACTATATGCCAATAGATAAATTCTCAATTCATCTATCCACTAAACCAAGCCAAGCAACAATGAATAATTGGTTTAGATTTTGGACAAATAAATTAGAAATGGCTAATAATAAAATGGTTATCTTTGATAGGTCATGGTATTCAAGGGGTTTAGTCCAAGCAATTAATGGGTGGTGTTCAGAGGAACAATATGCACACTTCATGGAAAATGTGCAATCATGGGAAGAAAAGAAAGAAGATATAAGATACATTAAATTTTGGTTATCCATATCAGAAGAAACACAAAAAAGACTAATTGAGAAAAGGGAAAATTCACCATTAACAAATTGGAAACTATCACCGAATGACAGACTTGCTCTATCCTACTTTGACAAAATGACTATCTACAAAGAAAGGGTAATTACTTCCACTAAATATTGGAATGTAATTGACTACAACGACAAAAAGAAAGGGCAACTAGAATTAATCACAACTTTAAATAACATATTAGAAAAGGGGTTAAAAAATGACTAAACAAATAGGACATAAAGAATTTATGAGATTAAGACATAAACTAGAAAAGAAAAGAACACAGATAAAAATTAACAAGGAAGAATGGATAGCCGACTTGGGATCTGGTTATTTAATATCAGATATGACAAAGGAACAGGTAAGGATTTTTAAAAATTTTGAAAAGGCAATTAATTCCATTAATGCCAAAATAAGAACATTAAAGACTTGGGAAAAATCCCAAGATCTAAATGTAGGTTAAAAGATATGACCTTTATGTATATCTTAAATTTAAAGGAAAAAATATGAATACTTTAAAAAAAGCGAATAAGCCGAAATTCTTTAAAGATGAAACCAAAGAACAAATGGTTAGAATTATTAGAGAGCAATCTGGCTTAAAACTTCCTGCACTTGTAAGAGCTACTAAAGATGATATAGAAGAACTTGCAAAGGCATTGGAAGTGAATGCAAATTATGAGGGTGGCAAATAATGTCACCTTCTAATTTGAATAATGTAGCGTGTGTGATAGATACAGAATGCACATACATATCAAGAACGCCCCGAATGGTTTATCATTTTGGGGCAACTATTGGTAATCTTGATAATGATAATAAATTTGATGTGATAACAATGGATTATTATGTCAAAGAAATTATTGAAGATATTGGTATGTTTCTTCACACTAATTCTAAAGGGAATGATTATAGCTATAATAAAAATATGGCTCATTCTTGGAAAGACGCTATTAATAATCCACACAAGGTTAAATCTTGGAAAAGCATAATTAAGGAATGGAAAAAATTGATGAAAATTCATAATGTTTCATATCTTACTTCATACAATTTCAATTTCGATCTTGGTGTGGGTGATAAAATTGGCACTATAAGGAAAACTCATTCCCAATTAACAGATGAAACTTTTTATCTGCCTAGAGGGGTTGAGTATTTCTGCCTTATGGATATTTGTGCTAATCTTCTGATGAATAAACCATATTTCCATTGGTTAGATAATCTTTCAGATGAAGAACTTGCTCAAATGACTACTGAAAAAGGCAATAATAAATATTCTGCTGAAAGCGTGAATAGGTATATTAACAAAGACCTATGGTATGCTGAACAGCACACAGCAAAAAGAGATAGTTTGCTTGAATATGGTATATTGCTCTATGTATGGAAAAAATATAAAGCAATCATTAAGAAAAATTTTGTTAATGATGTTCGCTTTGTTCATTTCCTAGATGTAGCCACAGGGTTATCAACTGCCGAGAAAATGAGGAAAAGGTTGAATAAACCTATTCCTAAAAATTCTAAACAAATGCAATTAAAGGGGGTATAACTTATGCGACAATTAGAATTAAAATTTAATCCGAAACCTAACCATAACATTCCAGATTTTAGGGAATGGTTATATAGGGTTAATGATGAAAGAAGATTATGGAAAGAAAAGCCATACAGAATAAAAGAGGGATTAGCTAAATATAATCGCTTGATTGATGATGGCTTTACTTTTCCAGATTGGAATAAATATGAGAAAGGGGGTGAAAAATGAAAAACTTTATGTTTGGTTTTACTCTTTCCCTTTCTGGTTTTGTGTTCTTCTACTTCACCGACCATTTAGGAACTGTTGCAACAGGTGTTGCTATGTTGCTGATGTTGTTTGGTGTTGCACTTGGAATGTCAATGTCATTGGTTTTAGAAGAACTTGGATATTGGCTAAATTCAAGGGGGGTCAGAAGAAGATGAAAATTGAAAGATTAATATTCATAATTGCTATGGTAATAATCTTTTTAGGGCTACAGGGTATCTTACCGATACCCTTCCCTTTTTCCCTTTGGTTTATTATCACAGGAAATATTTTGATGATTTGGTATTCTTCATTCACTAAAAACACAGAATTATTAATAATCACTTTATTAATGATGACTGCCCAAGCTACACAGGTCATGCTATGAGAAGAAAATCAGAAAAGGAAATTATGTTTGAATATGGAAAAAAGGCATTAATAAAAGGTGATTTCCAATATATGACTGTTCCACAATATAATAAATTGATTATCCAATTAGCAAAAGAAAAAAGAGAAAAAGAAAAATTATCTAAAAGCCAAAAATCATATCCTTGATTATACTTGCTTAAATTGGCTTTTTAGGGGCATTAGGGTTTATCCGACACAATGCCCCTTTTTTGTGTGTGGATAAATCTGTTAATAAACGCACACTTATCCACAAACTTCCACAGATCCAACGCACAAAATAATCCCACTTTATCCACAGCTTATCCACAGAGTTATCCACAATTGTAAATGATAATCATTCTCATTTAGGCGCGGCAGCGCCGCGCCGCAGTGCAGTTTCGAAACGAAGTGTTACATCTACCTGCGCCAGAGTGCCAAAGTGAAGTGGAAAAGTGATGTCTTTCTGCCAGGATATGTGTTTATTTTGGACATTTAGCGGGTCTCTCAGCGTATTAATACATTAGTCGGCGAAGCCGAGCCAGCCCGCCCGCCTCACCCTATTATTATAGCAGAATTTTTCTCGTTTGTCAAGAGATTTTTTGAAAAAAATTGAATTATTTTCAGATAAAAAAAATCCGACATTTGTTGCTTCAGACTTTTCCCTCATCATACTACACAACATCTGTCGGATTAATTCGCTTTCGCTTCGTCAGTTTAGACACTTGTCGCGGGTGTGGTCAGAACTTTGAGTTATAAACGAGTTCTTGGCGTTCAGAATTGTTCCATGTGGAACTTAAAGACTTAGCAATTTCTTGATGGTCACTTTGTTGCTTCTCTCTAGGCTATCAAGTTCGCCTTTGTTTAGAGAGAATTTTTCTTCAACTTGTCTGACCAATGCTACTTTAGTTAATTCAACTTTTTTAGTTTCTTTCACTTTTTGCATTTTTTCGTTCTCCTTAATCATGTATATAATTATACTGATTTTTTGTCCCATGTCAATAGGAAAATCACATTTTTTGAAAAAAACTTATCCACAGGTTATCCACAGCCAAATCGCGCCGATTATACCACACTCTCCTAGATTTGTCAAGAGAAAATTTAAATTTTTTTCAACTTTTTATAAACTCGTGTCTTTTATCTATTTGATACCTTAAGTTATCGCTTTTTGCCCTATTTTTTCGCATTTTTCCTTAAAAATACCCGTATAAAGCGCTTTTGCGGGTGTTTGGGGCGCTTTGCGCCGACCAAAGTACAGTTTCGAAACGAAATATTTTACACCCGCGCCGAAGTGCGAATTCGAAGTACTAAAACGAAGTACCAAATCGAAGTGCTAAAGTGATGAAAAACACCCGCAGCGGGTATATAATTATCTTAATCATATTATATCAGAAGTTTTTGCGGGTGTCAAGAAGAAATTTGAAGTAATTTGAAGAAATTTGCGTTTTTGCGAAGGTTTGACACGAAGATGTGAGGTTTCGCGTCCCGCCCCCCGAAGTTAGACTGTGATTTTTTCCTAGAAAATTCGAATTTTTTCTTGACATTTATGAAAAAAGCATTATAATATAACTATATGAAAAATCAAGAAAAGATTGAAATATACGAAGTAGAACTTACTGCTGAAGATGAGAGAGCAATCACAACCTATATTCAATGCAGAATTGCTGGTTTATCCAAAGAGAATGCATTGTTGATGATATTCCGATTGGAGTATTCACCAAGCATGGTCGTCTTTGAACTTATCGGCTCTGGAGAGATTGAAGAATGTGTTAGTGAACCTACAGAACATCTTCAAGATTTAGAAGAAATCACATTTCATTAAAATAATTCAATCTTTTTCTTGACAAAACAAGTCAAAGCATATATAATATATGTATTATGAAAAAAGATAAAAGAAACAAGAATAAAGTGAGACATGGGTATAGATTACCCGAAAATTCAGCTTCATTCAACAAGTTTCTGGATTGCATTGACTATCTAAATCATAAAAGAAATCAATTTTTTAACGCTATCAAAAACGGGAGTAAAGAAATGGCACAAGCAAAAAATTACACAGACGAAATGGTCAGCGAAATGACCAAAAGATACACTGAATCTCCTACAAGAGAAACAGTTGACGCATTAGCACAAGACATGGGCAAAACTGTAAGAAGTATCATTGCCAAACTTTCAAGAGAAGGTGTCTATGTTGCTCAACCTAGAACTACTAAATCAGGCGAACCTGTAATCAGCAAATCTGAATTAGTTGCTCAAATCAATGAGCATTTTGG